TTGTGATACTATTACTATTAATGAAGCAGAAGAAAACGGATGAATAGCACCACATAGAGAATATCTTGTATTATTAGATGTTGATTTGACAGAATATAATGAATTGACTCGTGAATTTAATCAGTGTTTCGCTCAGTTCGGTTTTGATTTCAATTTGGCTATGGGTTGCGCTACTGATATTATTAAAGCTCGTACATTTGCTAAGAAGGCTGGATTGGACGGTAATACAGTGATTGGAGTTGCTCAAAAATGAAATCGCTGTATGAGAAAACGAAAAGAATTTGTTTATAATCACCCTAAGAAACTGGAAATTGCAAAGAAAATTATTGAGGCTAGAAAAGAAAGTAAAGGTATTACATTCTCGTCTACAATTAAGCAAGCAGAATCTTTTGGATTTGGATGAGTAATGCATTCTAAAAAGAAAACAAAGGAAAATCAAGCAACAATAGAAGCATTTAATAATGCAATTCAAGGTTATCTTCATACTTCAAAAGCAGCTGATCAAGGGTTAGATTGTAAAGGGGTTAATATTGAAATTATTCTTCATACAGATTCTTCTAAAATTAGAAAGACTCAAAGAATAGGTAGAGCAGTTAGATATGAAGATGGTAAAACATCAGAAATATTTACATTAGTTCTAAAAGGTACCCAAGAAGTAAATTGATTTAATAATTCTAATACTTCTAAAGTAACTACTATTAATGAAGAACAATTAGAAAAGGTTCTTAATGGTGAATCTATTGAAACTAGGGAAAGAGAAAACATTGTAAATACTAAATTTAGATTTTAAAATGACTATTAAGTTAACAGAAAGTCAATTATTTGATATGTTACGAAAATTAAGTAGGCAGGAAGTAATTGATTTTCTAGCAGATGATGTCGAGAAGAGCGTGGATTGGATTTGTGATTTTATACAGAGTTATGTTGATTCTAAAAGGTTACAAGATAAAATTATTCAATCTATGCCTCCTGTACAGATGGAACTGTTTAACGATTAAATATCTCTTAAGAGAGAAATAAATAAATGTGATGTTTGAGTAGTGTTTAACTTAAACATTATTAAATTTGGAAATAAACACAATTTTAAATATATTAATTGCAAATGATTTAACTGCAGATGAACTTTTGATGGTTTATTTAACTTTTTTAGCTCGTGATGAGGAGGGACATCCTGAATATTTCGCTAAATGATTTAATAATGGAGGTTCTGCACGACTAAGAGGAATATTTGAATCGTTAAAAGAAAAAGGTGTTATTAAAAAAGATTATAATCCGACTGAATATAATCCTAATGAAATAGATTTTAATAAACACTTTTTGAAAGCATGACTAAAAAATAGTGGTGAGATGGGGCAAGAACTGTTTGAAGCATATCCACCATTTATGTCATCAGGAAGTAAACTTTACCCACTTAAGAATATTGCAAAAAAGTTTAATACATTAGATGAATTTTTCTTTGCATATTCTTCAGCTATTAAGCATAATCCAGAAACACATAAAGAAGTTATGGAATTATTAGAGTGAGGTAAAGAACACAATCAAATAACATATGGAATTTTGGAATTTATAGTGTCACACAAATGACTTGAGCTTAAGTATATTAGAGATAATGGATTAGAAGGTAACATAGCTACTGAAATATTGACATATGACTAATGTTGATTTATTATATAGTAGAATTGAAAAAGGTAGACAGGGAAAGAATATAGGTATGAAGACCGGAATTCCTAAGATGGATGAATATACTGGTGGAATTCAACCAATATATACTCTTATCTTTGGTGTTTCTGGTAGTGGTAAATCTGCATTAGCGTTATATTCATACATATATCGTCCTTTAAAAGATTATCCAGATAAAAACATAAAATTATGTTATTTTAGTTTGGAATTGTCTGCTGAGTTATTACTTGCTAAATTATTATGTCTTTATATATTTGAAGAGTATAATATAATTGTTCCCTATACAAGACTAATGTCTTGAACTTCTATATTAGAAGATGATATTTATGAATATGTCATAAAAGCAAGAGAGTGATTAGATTCTATAAATTCAAAATTAATTATATATGACTCCCAACTAACTGCGAACTTTTTTTATTCTAAAGTTCATGAGTTATTGGAAGAAAATGGTGAGTTTTATCCATCTCCAGATGGAAGAAGAAAGTTATATAGAAAGAATGATCCAGAACAACTTATTATTGTTGTAGTAGATCATTTAAATTTAACTACTGCTGTTGGAGGTAGAACTAAAAAGGAAGAAATTGATTTAATATCTAAATATAATGTATCATTAAGAAATCAGTCTGGGTGTATTGCTTCATTTATGCTCATGCAAGAAAATCGTAATTCTGCAAGTATGGATAGAAGAAAAGCAGAATTGACTGAATGTTCTTCTGAAGATATTCAAGATACTAGCGCACCATTTCAGGATTGTGAAGTGTGTATAGGTGTATATTATCCTTTAAAGTTTAAATTAAAAACTCATAAACAATTTCCAATAATCATAGATGATAAAAGTTCCAGTTTTGATGGATTACGAGACAGATATAGATGTTTGCAATTAATTAAAAATAGACAAGGTGCTTCTGAAAAAGCAGTACCTATAAATTTCTTTGGAGAAATTGGTTACTGAAATCAATTTCCAAAAGTTGATACAATTAAAGACTTTTCAAAATATCTTAGTCTTTATAAAGCGTTAGAAGCAGAAGATGATACTTCTACAGTTAATGAAGATACTGGAGAAGTTAAGAAACCTATAACATTTAGCTTTTAATATGGCAAATTTAATCGCTATTGTAGGCGCATCTGGAAGCGGTAAAAGTTCCGCAATTAGAACACTTAATCCAGATGAAACTTTTATAATTAATGTTGCATCAAAACCACTTCCATTTAAAGGGTGAAGAAGTAAATATAAAATTTGGAATAAAGACAATCCAGATGGAAATTATATAAATACAAGTGATGTTCCAACTATTGGAAAAATTCTATCTTATGTTAATTTAAAAAGACCTGAGGTAAAGAACGTCGTTATTGATGATTCCCAATACTTAATGGCCTTCGAATATATGGATAGAGCAAATGAGAAGGGATTTCAGAAATTTACTGATATTGCTCAGAGATTTTATTCAGTTCTAAAGACTGGTATTACAATGAGAGACGATTTAAATATCATTATGACTTGTCATAGTGAAAATATCGGTAGTGTTGATGAACCTCAGCTTAAAATTAAAACATTAGGTAAAATGATTGATAATACAATTACTGTAGAAGGTCTATTTACTTATGTTCTATTTACTAATATACAAAGAGATGAGGATGATAAACCAGCATATGTTTTTCAAACTCATTCTGATGGAACCACTACTGCAAAAACTCCATTTGGTTGTTTTGAAGAAGATTATATTCCAAATGATCTTCAATATGTAATTGATAAGATTAAAGAATACGATGCTTAGAGTTTCATTTGACTTTGATGAAATTATTCAAAAAGTTAGTAATGTACAAGTAATTAGTAGTAATAGTATTGTGACTTCTAAAGAATATGACTTAGAGGTTGATGAAAATAACATAAAACTTACTGCTAGTGCTATTAGTAAACTTGGTGCTATTGCTGGAGATAGATTATCTATTAATTATTGAACAGTAGATAATGAAACAACGTTTCCTATTATAAGTAAATCTGAAATATTTACTGATGGAGCGTCTGGTAATAAACTAACCAAAAAGGGTACTATGTCATTCAAAGGACAGCAAAGGACTAGTCTATTAAAGTTTGGTTCTTTGTTTACATTCTCAGAATTTAAAGATAAGAAAGGTGTTGTACAAGAAAATGTATTTAGATTAACACCAGTAGATAACAGTAGCTCTCAAGATGAAAATGATTTCACTGACGTTAAAGAGTCAATGGAAGAATTGGACAATAGTAGAGTAGAAGATATGATTGATGAAATCATTGGAGAGGATAATTATGAAGACGCTCTCCCTTTTAACGTTATTTAAGTATTTTTAATATGGGTATGTTTAATATGAGCGCCACGACTGGCGCAAAAGAAGGTGGAAAAGTCCTTCAACCTGGCATTTATAATGCAAAATTTATTTCTGTCGAACTTGGTAGTATTAACTCACAAAAGACTGGGCAGGATTATAAAACAATGAAACTCACTCTTGACATAGAAGGATATGGAGAGTTTACGCATAATTTCTTTGAACCTACTTCTAATGAAAGAAGTTCTGGTACATATGGAGAAAATCCTTCTCCTGCAGAACATTTTATGATTTCTGTTCGTCAGATAATGGATGCTCTTGATCCAGAACTTGCTAAGCCAATTGATGAAAAGAATCTTACAATTAATGGTAAGAAAATTGATGTAGAAAATCTTTCTTTTGATCAGTTAGTAAAAGTTACTGCTTATCTTACTAAACCTTTTGCTGGAACTGAAGTTGAAATCAAATTAGTTCCTCAATCTAACGGTTTTGCTGCAATTCCAGGTTTTCCTGCAAAGGTTAATCGTAGAGACCCTAAGAAACTTGATATCGCAACTCGTTTCATCGGTCATAATCTTGTAATGAGTGCTTCTGAACAGAAGAAAATTGATGCTGCTAAGAATGCTCAGCCTACTAATATGGCTCAAACAACTTCTGGTAGTGTAGAAGGTCTTGCTGAAGAATTAGGTATTTCTGATACTGCTGAAGATCTACCGTTCGAACTCTAATAAATGGAGAACATAACATACAATTTGACCTCTACTACTAATGTAACTAAAGAATTCATTTTATCTAAAGTAACGGAAGAAGAAATCTTTGAGCATTATGGAATAAAGGTTCAAAAAGGTTTGTTTTGTTCAAAAATACGTACTGACAAGCGTCCAACTGTCAGTTTTTATAGGAATAAATCAGGGCGATTAATAATGCATGATTTTGGAGATAGTTCTTTTATAGATTGTTTTGCTTATGTCCAAATCATATTTAATGTGTCCTATTATATGGCGCTACAGATAATTGCGAATGATTTTAAACTTATTAATCGCCCAGATATTCCTGTAAATAAAGCAAAAATTAAATATTCTGGTACTAAAATCGATAAAAATGAAGCTTCAAGAATTCAAGTAGA